TAGATGCACTCAAACTTGATGGATTAAGTCAGTCTGAGAGAGACAGATTAACTTCAACAGTAGATATACGAAGTAAGTCGTCCTTATATGTAGCTATTCTTTTTATTGTTATTGTTTTTAGTATATTTGTCCTAAATTCAATAAATTTACTTACTGAAAAGCATTTGTTGGCTTTAATCCTATCAATCGGGCTTTCTTCAATTGTTAGCTTTTTTTTGGCTTGGAGTGATTTAAGAGAAATCTCAATGTTGGAAAAAACTCTTAAAGCACGTAAAGAATCAAGGGAAGCTAAGGCAAAGGTACTAAACAATAAATAAATTTTAACGATTTATTATCATCCAACCCACCCAGTGTGGGTTTTCTTTTGTCTATTAAAGCATAAAAAATCGGATTTTCTATAAAAATATCGGATTACCTATTGACTAATAATATCGGAAATGCGATATTTATCTCACAGACAACAAAAAAGCACACCCTACTTTCTTGGCTGACCTGATTACTCAAGCTAAAGATCACATTAACACCTTAACGCCTGCTTTAACTTGCTCTGTGCTGAACCGTAAAACTGTAAAACCCATCATTGCTGCGGAGTTGTATTTCTCCATATCCCCTATATAGCCTTTGCCCCTTGTATGACGGCCTCCACTCCAGATCCCGCCTTCTACCTCAATCAAAATCTTTTTACCCGTTATTAAAAAATCTGCTCTCCATTTACGATCAGGATGGAACTTATATTCCTGTTCAAAACCAATCTTGCATGCTCTTAAATGCGTTGCCAGAACCACTTCACCCACACTTGGTTGTCTGGCAACTTGCTTTGCTGAACGCCGCTTTTTATTTTTCTTTATCGGAAATAACTTTCGGTAATCAGCAAGGCTCATTGATGTCATTTAGGCTCACCACCATTGAGCACTTGCTCTAAAGCTTTAAAGGTTCGAATCATTGACATTTGTTGAAATTCATGATTGCCGCGCATGTCCCCTTCAACATACTGCAAAGCATATTGAGTCTCCTTTAATGCCGCATCCACCCGCTTTTGCAGCTCTGCTTTCTCATCTCTTAAACCAAGCAGTTTTTCAGCTTGTGTTTCAATCACTTCGTTTTGATAAACGAGCTTTTGACCTTGCTCTTTTATGTTGTCGTTAAGCATCTGATTTCTGCGTTGCAGCTCCTCCACTTTCGATTGCTGCGACTGCTGACCAGCTTCATATGCCGCTTCTATACCAAGTGAATATGGAATTACTCCTTTACTAGCGCACCACTCAATAAATGTCATTGGTTTATCCATCACACATCCTCCACTTTGCAATTCGGCGAAATGTGGTTTTCTGGTTTGTCTAGGGTTTCTAATTCCCTCGAATCCGAGGGTTTATCAATGCGGTGGCCTGCTGCTATTTCTTCAACTGGATACAAATCATTTTCAGCTAGGCCGCAACGGATGCAGCATTTACCTGTGCCATCCTGATTGTTTTGAGACCAGAAATGGTTTTGACATTCTTTAAACTCACTCATGACTGGCTCCTTTGTCCCACTGAACATCTTTAAGGCTTGGACGGAATACGACAACACAACAACCGAATGGTGCATTAGATGAAGAACCACCAAACTTTAGGCGTCCACGAATAAAATGAATTTCTCTTCCTAAGCAGTAATCTTGAAACCATCGGGCATCAGTTCTTACTGGAACGAGTGCAACTACCGTATGCCCTTTACTTGCTGTTTCCGCTGCCTTAGCAACCCAATCGATGATTTCTTTGCCGTAAGGTGGATTCATCCAGCATGTCCCAGTCCACTCTTGCTTTAGACCATCAATTTCAGGTGTAAAATAACGTTCACATTTAGCATTTTCAGGCAGAGCACAAACGTCTAAATCAAAGTTAAATACTCGATCCAATTTTTCGAAAAAATCTTGCGGCGTTGACCATACATCCGTTCTATTTTCAGCAAGACCAAACAGCTTGCTTTGCGCCATTGTGTTCATTCACCGCCTCCGTATATTGATTCGTGGTCTTTAATGCATTCCTTCAAATAACCCATGCCATTTTTAGTGCGTGATGTGAACTTTGCTTTCTCAATTCCACCAAACTGCTCAACGATGCGAAGGCTTTCTAAAAGGATTTTGAGATCATTGATTTGCACTGGTTCAAAACCACGCTTCTTAAACCATTCACCATTGTTGTCTGTTAGATTCCAAACTGGATGAAAACCATTGTGAAACTGAAACTCAGGCTTAGTGCGAAAGTAATAACCGTCTTGGAAGCTCTCAGCGTTGCTAGGCGCACCACCAACAACCTCTCTCGCCTTCTCTAAACCGTGGTCTTTGATGAATTGGGTGGCTTTCATTGGACTTCCTCCATATATGGCAAGTCAGAATCTAAGCACTCACACCAAATGCGATCTCTGAAGGTGAATTGATGCCATCCGTTCTTTGTGCCTATGTAAACAAGAACTTGTGGCTCATGTGACCACTTGTATTTATTACCAATTATTAGCTTCATCCCTTCACCCCGTCACGTTTGGTCACGTTCTTATTAGCTCTATGAAGGCAATTAGCCACTGCCCAAGCATCAAGACATGTATCGCCTTTGAACTCTTCATCCATCATCGACAGCCACTCTTCCTTAGCGCCTTTCCAGCCTTTGGTTTTAAGTCCTTGCCCTTTGTTCACATAGCAATCTGAGTAACCGTTAATGAACTCTGATAGCTTCATAGGTGTATCGATACGGAACCCACGCTCTACAATTCCTTCCTCACCTGAGTCCTTCTTGATCTTTGCGAAGAAAGTCACGCCATAAGTTTGATGATTTGGAATAGTCCCAAACTGTAGAGCTGTGAGTAATGAGCCTTGATAAATCTTCATAAGCACAGGCAAAGGCAGTTGACCACTTGTATCACCTGACTGCTTTTCGTATTGCTCTACGATTTCAACTGCATTGAATACATTCCAAGACAATTGGAAGTGTTGAGCTTTAGGAGCTTTGCGTTGTTTCTTCATGCTGCTAACTCCTTTTTGCGCTTATTAGCTTCTGCCATGCAGTGAACACACTTGTTGCAAGTGACATAGCGAGTTGTTGTTTTGCACTTCTCACACATACGGCCTTGATAATGAGATAGACCTTTTGCTAGTGCTTCATTACGAGTTTTTAAGATTGGATTAGCTTTTTGATGTTTTTCTATTTCCTTTCTGGCTTTCATCAGACGGGTGTACAAAGCTTTCGTGCAAGCACCAGTTCTGTTGATTCTCCAAAGCACTGATGGTGCTGTATCTGCCTTCTCTGCAAGCATGACTTGACGTCCAACTTCATCTGAAACCCATTCACAAAGTGCTTTAATTTCTTCAGCAGTTGCTTGAGCGCGTTTAGGGCCAGACTTAGCCGAAGGGCCTTTAACAGTTGACACACTCTTTAGCGCTACTTGAGGTTTATTCAAATACTCTTTAAGCGGATGATCTGTTCCATTCATCACAGCGAACTGAACAGCTTTGAGCACACACAATTCGTACTCTGGTCTGCCATTACGCTGAGCTACTACAGCCAATTGTTGCCTAATTTCTGAAAGCATCATGCTATTTCTCCAAATAGATCAGGCTGCATACGCTTTTCAGTACCTGCTTGATCAATACGTTCTTGAGCAATCTCGAAATACTTTTTCTCTTTCTCTATCCCAATGAAGTTGCGACCTGTATTCACACATGCAACACCCGTGGTACCGCTACCCATTGTGTTGTCGAGTACTGTTTCACCTTCGTTTGTGTATGTGCGAATCAAGTACTCACAAAGAGCAACTGGCTTCTGGGTCGGATGGAAATTAGCTTTTTGCTTATCACTACTGAATAACTGAACTGAACGTGGGTACCGCTCTGTTGAGTCGTAAGCCTTGATATTTACTTGCTTGCCGTAATGTTCTGATCCAATGTCTTTACGCTTGGCTGTCTTACGCTCATGACCAAAGGTTTTGATGGGGTTAAATGTTGGCTTAGCTTTGTAAAACACAAGGATGTTTTCATGTGCACGTAACGGCTGGAAATGTGCATTAAAGAATCCAGTAGCTGCAGGTTTCTCCCAAATCCACTCGTAGCGAAATAGATTTAGATTTGATGTCGCAAGTACTGCTGTAAATGGATGAGCTGCAAATAGAACAATTGCGCCATTCTCTTTAATAACTCTTTCGTATTGCTCCCAAAGAGGCTCAAAAGGAATTACTGAATCCCATGCACAGCAAGTGGTACCGTATGGCAAATCACAAAGAATCATGTCCACGGTACCTGACTCAATTTCTTTCATCTGCTCGAGACAATCGCCTAAGATCAAGGTGTGCTTCATGCCGCACCTCTCAACGCCATCGGCATTTTCAAGCCGTCAGCTTCTAGCATTTTTTTGAAGTCATCTTTCTGGTCAAAAGGATCTGGCCAATAGTCAGTGTCGGGTTTGAGTTCCCAAGGTTGAACTTCCTTGATTTCCTCAGCCATTTTGTTGACTGGCGCTTGGATCTTTAGTTTTTCGCGTAACTCCGCAATTGCTTTCTGTGCAATCGTTTTGTATCGCTCGTTATCTGCTTGCTGCTCTTCCTTGGTTTGCTTGTGCTCAAGTTGAAGCTGTGTTTCTTGAGTAGAAAGGACCCCTGCCACTTCGGCTTGTTTGATAGCTGTAATGCGTTGGTCTGGATCTACACCTAAGCTCACGTTGTAAACTGGTTTTAAGCCTTGATCTTTTGCCTCTGTCACTAAGCGCTCGTAGATAGACACAAAGATCTTCTTAGCTTCTGCCAATTGGAACTTGTCACCAGTAGCAACCAAGTCAGCACACTTCTCGAATGCTTTAGCTGCTTGCTCAGTCCACACCACAGTCATTTCACGACCTGTACCGTACTCAATTGAGTTCTTAGCAATTGCCCAAGCTTCATGAGCATCTAACCAATCTGATGCTTTAGGCTCACACCATGAGCGAAACTCTGGCACTGTTGGACAGAATGTTGATTTCATCATGCGATTCACACCGCGTTTGAAATCTTCAGTGGTTAAGCCTTGATAGCATTCAACCATTGCTGCTGCGATTTCTTGAGCATCAATCTCACCCCATTGATCTGCATACTTTTTCCCATAGAACGCTTTCATTTTATTGAGCAGACGAGCTGCATCTTGCAAAGTGAATTGATTCATTACTTGACCTCCAACAAGGTTTGGTCTGGGAATACATCAACCAGCTCGTTATTCGCTCCAATACCAAACTGAGCAAAGAAATCATCATGTTTCTTCATGGTTTGAGCTTGTTGGCTTGCTTTAGATTGGTATGTACTAGCTGACTGCTTTGGCGCGAATAAGCCTTGGTAGTTACCAGTGATTGAAGTTTTGAGAGATTGATTTGAACCTTCATAACCCCACTGAAGAAAATCTTTGTAGATTGTGTTAAGAGCGTTCTTGGTTAATTTAGATTTAGCTTGTTGAGAGCGATTAGCTACGTATTGTTCCCATAGCTCTAAATCACAAAGATTTGCAAAAGTGTTTTTAGTGAGCTTGATAACTTCATCAAAACTAAGTTTGCGTACTTTATCTTTACGCTCTTTTTCAGCTTTCGCCTTTTGTTCAGCTTCTAATTTTTGTTGTTCAAGAATGATCTGTTTTTGAGTTTCTTGATAAACATAAAAACTAGCTTCAAGTGGTTTGTTTGAGCGAAGCGAGTTAAATAAATTATCTATAATTAAATATCTATAAATAATATCTATTGTGTCTTTAGTTTCTAAAGTACCTTGCGCTTTAGTTTCTAAAGTGGTGCTATTTAGTTTCTGAAGTGCTTTAGTTTCTAAAGTGCTTTTATTACTAAAGTGCTCAACAAGTGAAATCTCATTTAATTTGTACTTGTTTCCAAGCTTTGGATTGGTAGCGATAATTGAGATAACACCATACTCAATCAGTTGTTTTAATCCAGCACGTACAGTAGCTGTACTTAATTTACGAACATGCTCCTCAAGGCCTTCAATTTTTCTACCTTGCAGCTGTGAGTAGCTAACAAAATCAGATTCCTTGTTAAACCCGCTAATGTATTCCTCTAGCTCGGCATAAACGTTACGAGCAGCATCACCAAGAAATGGCTTAACTTCATTTCGATAAAGCCGACTAGACATAACGTAGCCTTTGTCGAATTTATCAGACATGGCTGGTCGCTCTTTTTTAGGAAACTTGAGCACCTCTGCTTGAGGTGGCTCATGCTTATGTGCTAAATTTGTTTTCATTCATTGGTTCCTAAATTGATGAATAACTAAGCCTGATCCACGAAATCAGGCTTTTTTATTTGAATAAAATTCGCATGTACTCTGGTGAAGTAAACGCTTGTGCCAACATCACACGTGTTGCTTCAGCAATTTGAGGTGAGCAATACACATCACTTTCTGGAACAACCTTCAAACCAACAGCTGTCAACAAAAAGCTAATAAACTCAATCTCAGTCCATCCATTTGATTTCTTTTCAGTTTTCATCCGTGAAAGGATGCTAGCATCCACATTTATCATTTCTGCCACGTGTCTTTGGTTGCTTGCATTTAGTGCTTGCAATATGAGCGATTCGTTATTGCTAGCGCTTGCAGGCAATTCATTTGATACTTTGCTCATGGTTTAGTTCCTAAGCGGTTAATGCTTCTAAGTCAGCTTTAAGCTTGCCTTTAGTTAAGATTTGAATTCGGGCTTGTGTATCTCGTGGAATACCTTTAGAGCGCCACTTGCTCACAGTTCCACGGGTAACATTCAGCTTTGCAGTTAATTCAATGTCTTTAGCAACCTTAAAGTGAGTTACTAAATCATCTACTGTCATGTTTACCTCGATAAACTTTTAGTTTCCCTAAGTAAACCATAAGTTTCTCTTGATAGCAATACATTTGTTTACTATTGGAAACATCTGAATAGGATTTTTTATATGAGCGAGATCAACGACCGCATAATTGAAAGAATGCGAGAGCTCAAATTGAGACAGGTAGACTTGATTGAAGCTACAGGCGCTAAGAAAGGTACTGTTTCCAAATGGATATCTGGTATTAACACGCCTAGTGTTGAATACATGCCAGCTCTCGCTCAGGTGCTTAAGACAACTGAAAGTTGGTTGTTAACAGGTAAGGAACCAAGCAGATTTAATAATTTAAATGTTCAAGAGTTCATGGATAAACATGGGCTTACTAAGAAAGAAAATTCATCATTTGATACTGACAACATCATGGATGTGGATGTTGTTGATTATGAAATGTCTAACGGTTATGTATGGATAGATGTCGTGGAAGCTAGTTTTTCATGTGGTACTGGGGAATCTATTGAGTTCCATTTTGATGTAATTAATGGGAAATACCCTTTCCCTCCCTCATTCTTTCAACGAAAAGCTGTTGATCCGCAATGCTTGAAACTCATTAAGGCTAAGGGCGATAGTATGGAAGAGTATATTTTTCATGATGATTTGGTTGGGATTGATATATCTCAAACTGAAATCATTGATGGCGAGATTTATGCTGTTTACTTTGAAGGCGAAGGAATGATTAAAAAGATCTTCAAAGAAGAAGGCGGATCTTTAATACTCCATAGCCTTAATGATAAATATCGTGATCGAAAGGTGACTGAACAAAATGGAATTAACTTTAAAGTTATGGGTCGCCAAGTATGGCGAGCTGGATAATAAATCAAATATTTCAATACCCGCTTAGGCGGGTTTTTTATTGCCTATAAGAAACATTAGTTTCCAAAGAATAAAAATAAGTTTCCCAAAATAAACTTTTCTGTTGACAATAAAGTTTCCTTAAGTAAACTATAAATCATACCAAAACAAAAAAGCCCCTAGCTTTCGACGGAGAGGGACTTTTACTCAATGAGTGAGAAGATTATGGAACAAAGAATTGAAAAGTACAAGCTAAGCCAAGCCTTTAAGGATGGCTCAAAAGCATTCCTAGCTTTCTGGGTTATCACCTTCATTGTATTTAGCTTCTTACGTGGCTGTGCTGACGAGCAACACGTCAACGAACTCAAAGCAAAAGAAAACCTTTATGTCCGCGTTCAGGTTGAGGGGGTGAAGTGATGGAAATACTAACTTTACGCGATCAATTTGCAATCGCAGCTATGCAAGGTGAGTTGGCGGCTCAAGGTGAAGATTTCTCTTGGGCAAATGAAGAAGCTCTAGCTGCTCGTGCATATGAAGTAGCAGATGCAATGCTTGCTGAGCGCTCGAAACATGTCGATTCGCACAAGGAGCCCTCTCATGGATAACTACAAAATCAAAGTTAAAGATGAAGCGGCGAGCAAAGAGGCTCAGGAGTTGTTTGTACAGCTTGGGTATTCAAACAGACAGAGCAAACGATTTGGCTTTGTCTACACTCAAAATGGTGAGATTGGCTGTGACTCGATGAAGCATTGGGATTACTACAATGATCTTTGCCAAGAACTCACCCTCCCTCAACTCCGCGACCTTGTTGTGTTGAAGCGGAATGATGTGAAGGATGCGAATCATCGCGACAAGCGGGATGAATCAATCTATTTAACTAGCGACAAGGTCATTTATTACTGGCAGGGTGAATGGTGTAAATCAGCTATTAATAAATCAAATGACTATGAAAACTATATTGCGAATAGTTTGACACCAATCACCCAACCCCAAGACCCAGCCTTGATTAGCGGTGCGGAGGCGTTGCGAGCTTTGGCGGATGGGAAGGAGGTTGAGTATTGGGAGGAATATAAAAAAGCTGAATTCCCACAACTACCTGAATGGGTTGATGTTCTTAATACAGTGGATTGGGATATCAAGAATGATGTTTTAAGTGGAAAAACCAAGTTCCGCCTCAAACCCCAAACCATCAAGCTTGAACTTGAGCTGCCGAAGCCTTTTGAGCCAGAAGAAGATTGTCATGTTTACATCTTAGATGATGGAAAAACAGATGGATACCGTCGTTATTTCTATGAAGTTCATGGCGATAAAGGAAATGAATTTATTGGTATTTGGAAAACTGAGGACGAGATCAAGCAAGTTGTAGAGCAACTCAGAAAGATACGAGGTACTAACTCATGAATATGTTCGCTAAACCTGAGTTGCTCTGCCCTAGCTTTCCTTACTTGGATTTGTCTAGTGACATTCAAGTAGAAGGCGAAACGGTTTATTTCGACCTTACTTGGGGTTGCAATGTCCTTAATTGCCAGATCAAAGCTGAATCATCTTTTGATACTCGTGAAGTAAATGACCAGTTCAGTGAATGTGCTCGTGATCAGCAATATGAAGTGCTTTCAGTAGACACAAGAACTCATGCAGTAGTCGTAGATAAAGACGGCATAGAGTCACCTACAGGACTACGTTTCAAGCTCACAGAAGCACAAGTAAACAGCTTAAACGAGCAGCTTAAATACTACGCCGAAGAGTTGGCTGATGAAGAGTTGAGAGGTGGGTGATGGAGACTAAATACGATTGGTCGGATGCACCCGAAGAAGTTCAATTCATTGCGCAAGATTCAAATGGTGACATTTTTGGATTTGATGTTCCGCCTGTGCCAATGACTTACGGGAAGTGGCTTCCAGCAAATGAGTACCTTCACTTCTTTGGCAATAAACCACGAAAAACAATTTCAGATTGGGGATTGTCATTAGAACAACGCCCAGTAGAAAAGAATTAGGAGAAGATTATGAATGCGCCAGTAAATACACAAGTTAATGAATTACAAGTATTAGAACACAACGTAATTGTAGCGGCTTTCGCTAAACGTGGCGGTACAGATGAATTGTATGAGCGCATTGCTCAAGAAGTTTGTTCTCATGTGCCAGATGTAAGCACTAAAAAAGGCCGTGATGCGATTGGTTCGCTTGCGTTAAAAATCAGTAAGTCAAAAACACTTATTGAGAAATGCGGCAAAGAATTAGTAGCTGAACAAAAAGCCCAAATCAAAGTGATTGATGATGATCGAATCTCAATTGTTAAGAAGCTTGATTTATTGCGCAATGAGGTTTTGGCACCACGCGATGCTTGGGAACAAGCTGAGAAAGATCGTGTTGAAAAACATCAAGCAAATATTCGTGCAATTAAAAGCCTTCATGACGAGCGTACTCCTTATCAAGAGTCTATTGAAATTAAAAGTCGCATCTTAGAGCTTGAAGGTTTTGAAGTAGATACTTCATTTGAGGAATACGAGCAAGAGGCCAAACTAGCAAAACTTGAGACTTTAGACAAGTTACGCACTGCCCTTGTGGATCGTGAAAAATTCGAAGCTGAATCTGCCGAACTTGAACGCTTACGCAAAGCTGAGCAAGAGCGTTTACAACGAGAACATGAAGAACGCATTGCACATGAAGCTGCTGAAAAAGCCCGCCTTGAAGCTGAACGTAAAGCCAAAGAAGAAGCTGAACGTGTAGAGCGTGAAAAACAAGAAGCTATTGCAAAAGCAGAGCGTGAAAAACGTGAAGCCGCTGAACGTGAAGCTCGTTTAGTTGCTGAAAAAGAAGCTGCTGA